TGCTACCGGGACAAAGGCTTATCAAAAAGCTCTTACCATACTAAGCAATACTGATTATTATGATATGAACCTCATAGTAACACCTGGTATTATTGACAGTTTGCATAGCAATGTTTCTACCGCGGTTCGTAGTTTTGTTAGAGACAGGCAAGACACATTTTATGTAATGGATTCGAACGAATTAACAGACACTATATCAACAGTAGTAACACAAGTTACCAATCTAGATAATAATTATACAGCAACATATTGGCCGTGGGTTAGAGTGAATAATCCAATTAAAAATCAGCCAATTTGGGTACCGCCATCAGTAATTATGCCAGGAGTATTAGCAAACAATGACCGTTTAACAAAACCATGGTATGCACCTGCAGGATTAACTAGAGGTATTGTGAATGCATCTGATACTTATGAAAAACTAAGTCAATCGCAAAGAGACACATTGTATGAAGCTCGTGTCAATCCAATTGCATACTTCGTTAACGAAGGTGTTTGTATTTGGGGTCAAAAGACTTTGCAAGCTCGTCCAAGTGCATTAGATCGTGTAAATGTTCGTCGTTTGCTTATCACAGTTAAGAAGTTTATTGCGTCATCTACTAGATATTTAGTATTTGAACAAAACACTACCGAAACTAGAGACAGATTCTTGAGCATTGTTAATCCGTATCTAGAACAAGTACGTGCACAACAAGGTTTATATGCTTTCCGAGCAGTAATGGATAATACTAATAACACTCCGGATCTAATTGATCAAAATATTTTATACGGTCAATTGTTTTTGCAACCTACAAGAACCGCTGAATTCATAGTGTTAGACTTTAATATTCAACCTACGGGAGCATCATTTCCTGATCAGGCATAAGAAAACATCAACTAAAACAAGTAAAAAGGTAGGATTTATTCTTGCCTTTTTTACTGTTCGTAATATTTATATTAAAATAACAAGGAACAACTATGGCTTTAGAACAACAATTAAACCCAAACCTAGATGCGTTAGATCAGATTAATCTGTTTAACAAAGCATTTTCATGGGAGCCTAAAAGAAAAAATCAATTTGTATTGTCAATGGCTGACACAGGTATTCCGGCATTCCTAGTTAAAATGGCTGATAAACCAAAGCTAGAAAATGGTGAAGTTACATTGGATCATATCAATGTGCAACGTTATATGAAAGGAAAAAGCAAATGGAGTACTTTGAATATAACCTTGTATGATGCAATTGTTCCATCTGGAGCACAGTCTGTAATGGAATGGGTTCGATTACATCATGAATCTGCAACAGGAAGAGACGGATATTCGGACTTTTATAAAAAAACAATTAAATTGTATCAGCTTTCTCCATTAGGTGAGCGAATTGAAGAATGGGTATTAAATGGAGCTTTCATAACAAATGCAGAATTTGGTGCATATGATTGGGGCTCAGATGCAGAAGTTCAAGAAATATCATTGACACTTAGATATGATTGGGCTTTCTTAAGCTTCTAATATTAATTTTAAAATGGGTAACATGATTTACCCATTTTTTATGTTCGCATATATTTATAATAAAGTTATAAAAGGAATAAAATGAGTAAAATGACAGACCGAATTTCAACAAGCCAACAAGCAGAAATTGCCCGGGCAGAATACGAAAAACAACAACGAAGCACCTTACCAAGCATCATAGTACCATTAGCATCAGCCGGTAAAATATATCCAAAAGATCATGTATTATCGGAAGGTAAAATTGAGATGCGTTACATGACTGCATATGATGAAGATATCTTAACTAATATCTCATACATACGAGAGGGCGTAATGATTGATAAACTAATACAATCAATCAGTTTAACCAAATTCAATGTAGCGGATCTGTCTAGTTATGATAAAGACTCACTACTTATTTACATTAGAATTCTATCATATGGTGCAGAGTATGATGTTACCGTAACTGATCCAGAAACAGGCAAAGAACTACAACGCACTGTGAATTTAGACAAACTAAAAGCAAAACCATTTTTATTAGCTGCCGACGATCGAGGAGAGTTTGAATATAAAACAAGCACCGACACGTTGAAATTCAAATACAATGTTACGGATATAACAGATAAATCTCCGTCTGAATTCAGCAAACTAGTAATAACACAGGTAAATGAATCCAGGACTAGTGATACAATTGACCAATACATACGATATAAATTCATGGCAAAGGATTCCAGAAACTTTAGAAAATACTATGTAGATAATGCCCCTGGTTTAGACATGAACGTGGAATTTGAAGGTGAATCAGGAGGCACCTTTACTGCCAGGTTTCCAATCGGAACAGATTTTTTCTGGATTTAATTCCAATTACAGTGTACAACTTCACGATTCTTTGTTTGAACTAGTTTGGTTTGGCGAAGGTCGATGGGATTGGCATACTTTGTATCATATGCCTATACATATACGCAAATACTGGTTGGGTAAAATCAATGAAATTGTAGAAACAAGAAATGAGTCTATAAAACGATCTAGCGAAAGAATGTCTAAGTCGCTTCCAACAAAACGATAATTCAGATATTTATTAATATAATATGCAGAACAACAAGCAACATACAGACTTTATACGACGTTTAAAACAACGACCTAAGCAAGGAGGCATCATAGATGATATGAACAAGGCGTATGAAGTATTCCAAACATTCACAGGCGTGGCCTCAGAGCTGGTAACTAAGCTCACCGCTAATATTACAACTTTAGGAGACTCATTAGCATCCACGTTCGGTGAATCTGCAAAGATACTTGAGGAAGTCCAAAAAGGATTTGAAGATTCAGCGAATGCTAGTGGTAACTATTTAGCTGGGTTAAATAAAAACTTAGCAGTAAATCGTGAACTTATAAAAATACAAACAGAATCGGCTAAAGCAACTTTAGTTTTCGAACAAAGGAACGCCAAACTAAATAAAACATTTGGTATAGGCGTGGAGATGGCAGCAAAATACTCTCAAGTTTATGCTCAGCATGCAGACGCATTAGGTATAACACACAAACAAGCCATATCATATGCCGGCTCTATTAACAACATTGTTACTTCTGTTAACATACTAGGCAAAGCACGGGAACGAGAATACAAAAACCTACTAGCAATTCAAAATGTATTAGTAACAAAAATGGGATTAGATGCCAAGTCTGCAGAAGAATTCACATATTATGCTGGGCAACAAGGAAAACATGCGGCTCAACAGTTAAAAGCTACTGAATTAGCTGCACAAAAAATGGACCAAGCGCTTGGAACTAATAATTCATTTCTAGTGATAACAGAAGAAATCGGCAAAAGTTCAGCATCTACACAGTTGCAATTTGGACGAATGGGTGGAAGTTTAGAATTAGCTGCAATAAAAGGACGAAACTTAGGACTAACTCTTGATCAGGTTTCTAGTATTGGTAACAAAATGTTAAACATAGAATCTAGCATTGGAGATGAACTAGAATACCAAATGCTAAGTGGTAAACGTTTGATTGGAGACAAAAAAGCGGCTAATGGATTGGCAGGTAAAAGTTTAACTAATGCATTCCGAGAAGCTGCCTTAATGGGAGACGCAAACAAACAAGCAGATGCCTTAAATGCCATATTAGAACAAGAAGGAGAAACGTTAACTAACAATGTTATGGCTAGACAACAAATGGCTAAATTGTTAGGGATGGAAGAAAATCAGTTAGCCCGAGCTCTTCAAAAGAAAAAGCTTCTTGAATCAATGGGAGCAGATGAAAAACTGTTTCAATTAGGAGGAAAAGAATTTCAAGCTGCAATAGAACGAATGCGAGATGCTGGCCAGGCTACTGATGATCAAATAAAAGAAGCGATAAAGCTACGGGATAATCGTACTACTGATCAGTTAATGCGAGAACAAGTAGATCTACTTGAAGATACAGCTGCATCCAATTTTTTACAAATTACACAAGCAGAAAAAATTGCTAAAAACAGTGATTATCAAATAGAGTTATTAGGAAAAATTGCCGGCGTGACTAAGGTTCGGTCGCAAGCAGACCTAGAAGATATCGGTCAAACAACATTGGCACTCGGCACATTGAGTCAATATTTAACTACACTAGGAAATATAAAATCAGCAAAGTTAGAAGCAGACGAAAAAGCGGAAGACTTCTTGGCAATAAATGGAAAACTAGTGAAATATCGAAAAGATGACTTGGTAATTGGAGGAACGTTTGGTGGAAACACACAGCAAGTAATAAATTCTGTTTCCAGAGGTGGTGGCGGAGGAATGGGAATGAGCCCTGAACAATTTGCTGCAGCAATTGTAACATCCATGAAAAATCATGGAAAATTTGAAGTAACCATATCTGATGTAGATAAGTTGTTTAGTTAGAGGAACATATTATGAGTAATCCAACAATCGGAAATGAGTCACAGTTTACCAATCCAATACACTTGGATGGAAGACCCCCAAGTGAACTAACTAGTCCTATACTCGGTGTTACGCAGTTTGATAGACCAATACACTTGGATTCAATTACACCAGTATCATTTCCAAATCCAACACTTGGCATTACTCAGTTTACTTCTCCATTCAACATATTACCTGATGTTAGTCTTTTAAAAGACAATCCAACTTTTGGTACACTTGGTGGACTAATAATACCAATCCATCTAGATTCAAATACACCAGTAACATTTCCAAATCCAACACTTGCTGCTGACGCTAATCAGTTTACAACAGATTGGGATGCAACTAACAATAGTATTAATGATTTAAATTATCCATCTCCATATGATATTACACCGCTAGGTTATGATTTTGGAGAAGCATCGGATTCACAATATAGACAAGAAAATGGTACGTATGATGCAGACACAAATGCTGCATACCGTAACTGGACCAGTCCTATAGGAAATCCGGATACATCTGGCCGGAACAAAGGATATGAAAACACAAACTTTGTTCCTCCGGCATTCATAGGAACAATTGCATCCACCGTAGCCGGCCGAAGTGGAATTCCATTTGTTAGTAGCATTGCAACGACAGCTGTAAGCAACTATAGCCTATTTCAAACACCGTATCGAACACTACCACTTTCAAAACTAAATTCACGTACGGTCGACGGTGGTTTACAAATTGAAGGCCAGACAATAACAGCATTTATTGAATATTGGGATTTCAGAAGCAGGTTCGTAGTAGATCGTGGGGGCAATAATAATGCAGAGCAAGCAGCATCATTTTTAAGTAACAAGCGAGCAGATGGTACAGCAGCTGCTGCACGAATGCTAACAGGTCGTGCGTCTATCGGAGAAGTAACAAATGCGATAGGTACTATTAGAGCTGCGGGGTATGCAGCCGCATCAATTAGTACAGCTGGCGCTTATTCAATATATAACAGAAAAACATTGTTTGGTTGGGGCGATCATGATAATCCATACTCAATACGAAATGATTTTACCGTATCATCTGAAGTTGCAACATCGTTTATCAAAGGAAAGGGATGGCAAAATTCACTTAAAGGCTTTAAAATAGATAGTTTATTACCATTTCGTGGAGATCGTGTCAATGTAATTGACTTTAAGCCTTCAGGTAGGACTCTTAGAGATGCATATCAGTGGAAGAAATCATGGGTAGCAGGAGCTTTAGGAGATACGGCAGTTGGAAGCTTTATTTCAAAATATGCAGCACAAGAATCATATACCAATGATTTTATAAAGTTTTATTTAACAGGACCAAAACTACAAAATGGTTCGCCTACTGATGCAAAAGATGATATTATGGTGTTCCGTGCGACAATTACATCACTGTCAGATAGTTTCCAAGGGAACTGGTCTCCAATTACATTGATAGGTCGTGCAGATCCAAACTATCATTATACCGGATATAATAGAGATGTTAGTTTAGATTTTGATGTGTATGCAACATCACGCGATGAAATGAAATTTATATGGAGAAAACTAAATGCATTAGCCGGCTATACTACACCTGAATATAATATTGTTGATTCGAGCAATATTGCGATGCGTGCCCCATGGATGCGACTAACTGTCGGTGATATATTTGTGCAACAACCAGTAACATTAACAACTCTTAGATTTGACTATGATACAGAAGCCTCTTGGGAAATAAACATTGAACAAGACTCGACTAACATGCAAGTACCATTTAAAATAAAAGTGTCATGTCAGTTCAACATGATTACAGATTACTTGCCACAAAAAGGAGGACGATTCTTCACATTGGCTAAACGCCATGATAAAGATGGAATTCCATATGAAGGATCTGATAACTGGTTGAGTGATTTCTTGGGCAATGTTGAAAGTCCAGATGTAATTAACCGAAACAACACAACAAACAACACAACAAACAACACAGACACAGTTATAGGAGAAAGCAATAGTAACCAAAAAATTGTAGGAAAAAAGGATGAATAATGAGTAGATATTCCACCGCTAACATACTAAAGCGTACGGCTGAACAACGCAGATTTTCCACGATAATCGTGCCACCGGTACCTAAATCTGAATTTGATACCTACATAGAAACTACATCGCCAGAACGACTTGACAAGTTAGCAAATTCATTTTACGGAGATGCATCACTTTGGTGGATAATTGCTGCATGCAACAAGTTAAAAATGGGTTCGATATATGTACCCAGTTACACCATAATACGCATACCACCAAAAGAAAACATACAACGAATTATAAATCAAGTTAATCAGTCACGATGAGTCAAATATTTTATTCAGAAGTTGATATAAATTTACAACAACAGTTAAACAAACAAGCTCGAGCTGGTCGTTATAGTCGCACTAGTGAGGATATTGCGTTTATGCTTGAAAAAAAGGCAAACGTAGAACTAATAGCATATGCACCACCACCAGAAACAAAAGAAGGGGAAATTAAACAAATAAGAGGACCACAAATTGATAAACCATTAGCTAGATTGGGGGGAAACACAGTATTAGGCGGTCGATATTTACCTAGCGGTAATGAAGGCTATTTAAACTCACTACAAACGCCATATAACACAACAAATTTTAAACTAGGTGATAATGACAATAATTATAAAGTAATAACAGAAACATTGCCATACACTGATAATAGCAGAAGAATAGCTCCATATATAAGAGTACTAAGCGTAACAATCGGGGATGGTGCTATTGGCGCACTTAACAAAGCAACTATCGGAATAACTATACCAAATCCAGAGCGAGATTTAAATGAAATGGAATCCATATGGATGCGGCCAGGCCGATATGCTACTATTCGAATACAACATCCAGATACTGCAATAATTGGAGACAATAAAAATCTAACAACATTTTCATTGCCAGATCGCGATAAACTAAGAGAATTATATCCTGCATGGGCTACTAATCTAGATCAGTTAAAACAAAACATACTACAAATGAATAAGTTTGACTTTGCTGGACTTATAACATCATTTGATTTATCATATACTAGTGACGGATCAGTAGAAATAACACTGAGTTTAACAGGGACAAGTGATATATACACTGACATTACACTGTTAATGGATCCTTCAAAAAAGAAAAAGGCTGCAGACACTAGTAGATTTGCAAAAATTGAAAATACAGAATTAGGTGCAGAATATAAAACAAACACTAATGCTGCTAATACTCCGGCACCAGAAAATGAATTTTATTTAGCACTATCACAACAAGTAGATGAAATACGAAAACAATATGAAACTGCCACATCGAGTAGTGAAGGCATATGCCCATTTATAATTTCTGATCAAACAACTATCGAAACCCCTGCAATAGCTACAGATCGTTTTATTTTGTTTGGTCAACCATTTCAACAAGCAATTGCACGTAATTTTGATGATATATACGAACCACGCGTAGCAGCACCATACACTGCATCTGTAGGTTATAGAGAAGAAGATCGCCCACAACTGGAAAATTTTGAAGATGAATTTGGATTTCTTGATAATATTGATATAGAGTTATATGATGAAGCAATTGCAACATATGAATCTGGATCAGCCGCAGATCTAGATCAATGGAATAAAAAACAAAATGATCTTATAGAAAAAGACCGAGACCAACAAAAAAAACAATTTGATGCAGAAGAGGAACTTGTAGCAGAAATAACTGATGATAACCGTTATATAACATTAGGCGGATTGTTATATTTTTTAAATAACAAAGTTTTAACACAACAAGCTGCTAAGAACGGCGTTGCTATTATATGTAGTGATATGGGACTAGAAAAAGGTGACTCAGGCCAGGAACCTTCTATAAAACAAATTATAAGCACATATTACCAATATCTAAAATCTATAGAGCCAGAAAAAGTTTTATTATTACCACCAGATCCTACTCAACCAGATGGGATGAACTGGTATGGAGATAATTCGTATTACAAAGACGTGATAACAGAATATAATAGTAAATCAACTGAGTTAGGTGATCTTTATAAAGAATGGCCAGGAATTTATCAGGATAATAAAATACTTCCTAGTCGAATTTTTATTAATCTAGATGCAATTGAAGAAATAATTAAAGATGTAAGTAACAAAAACACTAAAAAGTTTACTGTGGCAAAATTTTTGGAAAGTGTATCATCACTAATTAAGTTATCCACTGGTGGTGCAATAAACATGGTATTAACAGCAGACAAAGACGACCCAGAAACAATTATATTTGCTGATACTGAGTACATACAATTAAAAGAAGTTGTGCCATATGAAATACCAATGTTTGCAAATCACCCAGCTGGTACCATAGTACAAGACTTTCAGTTCTCAGCAAAACTCCCAGATAGTGTTAAAAATCTTAGTTACACATTAAATCAAGGTACTAGTTTATCTACAGAAAAAATTGCCCCATATATGAATTACCTACTCAATGTAGATTCTGCAGATGATTTACAAAAGCTTCAAGATGACTATACTCGTAAACATGAAGATGCAGTAAATCGTTGGAAAGAGGCTGCAGCTCAATACGGCCGTTCGCCACAAGATACAGATGTTATAACGAATTTAAATAAATCATTAGCAACATATTTACAGTATCCAACTAAAGACATAAAACAGTCAATTGATTTAACAGCGCCAATATTTCCTTTTGATGCGTCATTTACTATTAGCGGCATAAATGGATTTCGATATGGGGATGTTCTAAAATTTCCTGGATTGCCAGCAAAATACACAGCAAACACTGTTTTCAGTATTATAAAAATCAATCACGATGTTTCCTCCGATGGGCAATGGAAAACAAAGATAAACACCATAATGAGACCTAATATAAATTAATATATGGCAAGAAAGAAAACATATTATACCGCAGATGAGACAACTAACAACTTGTTAACAACAGGTAAAGAGTGGATGACTGAAGACGGAGTCGAATACAAAGGAGCATATCATCGCTACATAACTGGAGAAACATACACTGAATCTACATGGAATTTTAAAACCTCTAAAAAATTAATTAGATATGAAAATTTCAACACTGACAACAAAACCAGAATATATAAAAAACTAAAACCAAACATACAAACAAACTACTCTACGCTAAACTCAATATTACCACGCATAACAAACAAGGATATACAGCAAGGATACATAAACAGATATTTCTTTAAAAAGTATGATAGTGATAAAATTATAGAAACTGATAAAACTAACTATGATATGATTATATCAGAATCTGCAGATAAAAAGCTTTATAAATATATAACATTTAAATGGTATATTACTGGTGAAAAACAAGATACTAATGAGTATGGTATACGTAGAATGGGAGTAATCACAAAAAATAGTAAGGCTATTAGTGCAGCTAATAAAAGTTTACCAGGAATTTTAAATCTGCTAACAAACCCTTTACAATATTACATGGATCGTATTTTTATAACACCAACAGACATCAACGGATTGGATTCTTAAACAGAATTTCATATTATACATGTATGATAGCAGACTACGAGTCAGATGTTGCAACATGTTTACAGTGCGCTCGCAGCGAAAAAACACTTGTA